AATTTCATAACCCCAAAAGAAGTATCTGCTTTATTAGAAGATAAAATGATTGAAATTTCACCTCTGGGTTATATGAGAGGGAGAACTTTTAAAAATTGCTGGATTGTTGCTGACGAAATGCAAAATTCAACTACCTCTCAAATGAAAATGTTATTAACTCGTTTAGGAGAAAATAGTCGTCTGGTTATTACTGGTGATTTAGACCAACACGATCGCCACGAAGAAATGAATGGTTTAGACGATTTTTTAAATAAATTTAAAGGAAAACGTTCTTCCAGTATAACCAGTGTTGAATTTGAAAAAGATGATATACAAAGAGAAAGTGTAGTAAAGGAAGTTTTAGATATATACGGAGGGGATATACCAGCTCAATATAATACATTTATTGAAAGCGACGATTCTACATAATTTAAAAACATTTTTTTCAACTGATATAGTATAGAAATGAAAATGTTATCTTTGAAGTCTGTTAAAAATTTTACTGCGAAAAATGTATTTCAAAATCGCATTGTGTTATACGTCCTTGCTTTTATCGCATTGATCGAAATTCTTGCTCTCGCGAATATGAAGGATTATAATTCTGTAATTGTATTTTTGATCATTGGTTTCTTAGCAAGTTTCTTTACAAAAAATATGATCATCATTTTGTTGTCAGCCATTGTATTCACTAGTGTATATAGGCGTATACAGGTAGGGACTTACGCAGAGGGGATGGAGAATACGCAAGAGAAACCGGTAGCTGCGGAAACAAACGACGAGGAAGGAAATGACGAGGAAACAAACGACGAGGAAGGAAAGGACGAGGAAGGAAATGATGAGGAAGGAAATGATATTAAGGAAAATATTGAAAATAAAAATGAAGATACTGAAGGGAAAAAAGATGATGGCAAAGATCTCAAAAATGCAAATGAAAAGAAAAAAATATATGATCAGTTGAAAAAGGATTTCCAGGATTTTCAAAATATTCAAAAAACGATTTTAACAAATATGAAAGAGATTGATCCTCTTTTAGAAAAAGCAGAAAATTTTATTTCCAAATTTGAACAATATAAAAATAAGAATTAAAAATAGTTCCTTACACGTTATTTATATATGTTATTAATATAACATATATATAAAATTATTAATGACGACAGTTGCTGATATAATAAAAAAAGGTGCAGAATATGCTAGCAAAGGTCAGGTGAAAAAACTAGCTAATCTTCCTGATGAAGCAAGAGAATTAGTAAAAAATGCAAAAAATACAGCAACCGGCTATTTGAACAAAGGGAAAGATTTCTTAGATAAAGTAGACGATATAGTAGAATCTCCTGGTGATGGTTTTAACAAAATAAGCGAATCGACAATTAGCGGTTTCAATAAAAATGTTAAAAAACCATTTACAGACGCAAAAACGGATATAAATAAATCATTAGAGGGGTTCAGTAATTCGTCAATGAGAATAGATAAAGTATTACTTAGTGAGATTGAATCAATAATGAACGATATTGACAATTTAATAGACTCTAGCGCCGAAGAAATCGAACAAATGACAATTCATATGAAAAACAGTTTTTCTTCCATCATTGACGGTATTGATATAATGATTCAAAATTTTGAAAGAATCATATGTTTTATAAACGAAATACCCACACGTGTACTATTATTAACAAATGGTATTGGTCTAATGTTTGAAGGAATATCGAATCAACTAAAAATAATAGAAAGGTCTAGTAATAAAAATACACAAGAAATAGATAAATCAATCACCTATTCTGCTATATATGTAGGATCTTCCTTCTTATGTTTATTGAATTTCTTGAAGGTCTTTCATAAATGTTTTATTTATTATTTTCTTGATTTTATTCGTCGCATATTGTATTTACCAATTGGAGGCGTACTTTGGATATTGCAAAATGTATGTAAAATGAATACAAATCCTCTAGAAAAAAATTTGAAAAAATTTGCAAATATGATAGATAATGCTGCATATTCCTTGATAAAAATTAAAATATTTTCTTTTTCAGAAGACATTATCAAAAATTGTTTCACTTGTATAAAACTTCGCAAAGATGTTGTATTGCAACAAAGTCATAAACAGAACGAAACGTTAAGTAAAGAGATGAATGACATACGCGATGACAATAACCCCAATAGTGGTATGAATAAGATACACAAAGGGAAGGAATTATTGTCTAAATCCATATTTTTGACATAATAACCCAAACTCTATTGGATAACAAATAATAAATTTATCCAATTTATGAAATATTAATTCTCAATATATGATAACGTAGAAAAAATGGGTCTTGAGTGGCCGACAAAAGTAATAAAAAATCTAGAAAGAGATTTTAATTCAGCTATAAATCAAGCAAATAGTTTTGTTAATAGCGCTAATGAATTACTAAAAAATGCGAATAGTATAGTTGAAAATATTAACGATTCGATGGGAATATTTACCAATTTAATTTTAGAAGAAACAACGAATATAGCAAAAAAACCATTAGATAATATCAAAAAAAATCTCAATAAACCATTATCTAGTGCTAGAAAACAAGCGAAACTGGTTATAATAAATTTAGAAAAAGCATTGGTTTCTTTATGGAATTTGATAAAATCAATGATGGAGAAATTATTAGAATTTTTGGAATTTTTATTTGAAGAAATGAAAGATACAATTATGTATCCATTGAAAGGAATCGAAGTTATGATTGAAAACTTCAATAGATTTGTATGTGCATTAAAGACAATTCCTTCACGTGTAGAATATTTATTAACTGGATTTGATAATATTTTTATAGGTGCAATGGAACAAATTGAAAGAGTTAAATCTTCGGCATCGGAAGGAGGTAAAGAAACTGATAAGTTTTTTACATATTCATTTTACTTTTTCAAATCATATATGGAATGTATAGGTAAATTTGTAAAGCATTCTCCGTATTGTGCAATATATTACGTGTTTGCATTTATTCTACATATAATTTATTTACCTATGCGACTAACAATATGGATTTTGAATACTTTTCTTTCCATAGATTTACGTAATTCAGAAAAAGAATTATTTTCAATAATAGACACGGTTGATGGATATATATACGACTTGTTTAATTTCCATATTAATCAGTTTCCAAATAAGATTCAAAAAGATTGCTTTACGTGTGTGCGATTTAGGGAAGATGTGGTCGCAAACCAAGGTCGGAAAATAAAACGAAAAGAAGGGTTTTTAGATTTGGATTATTTTTTTAAAACAAATAAAAGAAAAGAAGAACCTGTAAAATCAAAGAAACAAGAGGATCCAGAAATACACATTGAAGAAACAACGCAAGAAAGTGTAAAGAGAAAACTCAATGGAGAAATGGATAAAGAAGGATTATATAAAGTAAAGCTTGCATATTGTCAGATTAATGAAGCAATTACTGCATTTCCTAGACCCAGAGATATAACTGAATTTGGTAGATAATAGTTTTGCAAAATGCAATATATTTTTATAGGGTGATATATTAATAGTATAATATGGGATTTCCAGATATCAGTAATATCACTAATTTGAATTTAGATCCATCTAGTTCTAAATGGTTTCTTAAAAAAACAGTAGATAATTCAGTAAAATCATTTAATAAAAAACTCAAAAAAACATTTGATCCTACATTGAAATTTTTCAGCTCAATTGGTGGATTTATTGATAATACAACCAGTATTATTGGGGATTCAATGAATGAATTCGGTAATACATTAGATAGGGAAATCGCGCAACCTATAGAAACTGGATTTGAAAAAAATATTGAAAAACCAATAAAAAAGCTTATTGAAGAAGATGTGTTAGATCCATTGTTAGACATGACAAATGGCATTGATACTATGATTAAAAATTTTGCAAGAATTGTTTGTTTTTTAAATAAATCTCCACCTAGATTCAGAAATTTAGCTGCATCTCTTGATAATATATTTACTGCATCAGGAGAAGAATTTGTTGCATTTGGGTATGCCCTAGAATTAGGTTTCAATAGCATATCAAAGATGATAGTCTATATTGCAACATACATAAGCAATTATATTGATTGTACTTTTAAAATATTAGAGAATTTTCTTGATTGTGTCATTTTTTATGTCTTAGATATAATTGGACAAGTATTATATTTACCTATTCGCATTGTATTATGGGTATTCAAGACATTTTTACAACTTGATTTATACAGTATTGAAAAACAGACGTGGGAAGGTTTAGACGATATGGATCAATATTTGTTCGAAATTATTGGGTTTAAAATATTACAATATCCCAAACACATTCGCGATAATTGTTATACGTGCATCCGATTACGTACTGACGTCATAGATGAACAAGCGGATGTTGTAAGACATTCCTTCAATAAGACTATACCTGAAATGCTTGGCAAATCTAAACATAAATTTGAAAAGGGACGCAAGCAATTTCACGAAGTATTTGCCTATCCCACAGTTCGCGAACCAAAATACGTAGAGTAAACACACCGATGGTATCAACCATGTTTGACATTGTATTACCCCCACGGTGAAAATATTATGTGAAGACGAAGTATAATTTTATGTATATGTATAATATACACAAAATGGCAAAAAAATGTGCACCCGGTGTTATTTGTATTGAAAATATTACTTTATTTCTAATCATCATTTTTCTATTGATTGGATTGTATTTATGGTATATAACAAATATTCAACCTTTAAAGCAAAAAACAGGCGCGGTCAGTACAGAGCAACCGTCGCCTATATTATTACCGATGTCTAGCAGACAAGATGAGTTCAACGATCCATACCAGCCACCATTAAAAAAAGATATGTATCATCTGAAAGATTCCAGCGATGTACGCGGCATACCGGTAAATGTAGAAACAAGGGGATTGCCTACGACGTATCAGCAAATTGGGATATTAAATCGCACAAATGATATGAATAATGATATGATATTGCCGCTTATGGGACGTCGTACCATGTCGGGTAGAGATCAATGGCAATACTATACGATATCTGGTTCTGGAAATTTGAATGCAAGATTACCGATTAGTCTCGGTGGGAAAAAATGTTCGGGGGAGTACGGTTGCAATGAAATTAGCAACGGAGATGTTGTTTACGTAGAAGGATATAATGATACATTTCGTGCAACGATTTATGAAAATAATACGTTTCAATATATTCCTATACTTTAGATGATTTATTTTTGAATATTTGTGAAAATAAACTATAATTGTATATTATAGTTTATTCATATAATATGTCTTTTTTATACCCAGATGAAATGATAATGACAGAAGAAATAATAGATATTAATTATCCAACATTTGAAGTGAATAAAAGAGATGTTCATAAAAAACGGACTACTATTGCTAATTCAAATAAAATACCTCAATCAATTGACACTATGGACGGTGAACTCATTTCCGAACCACAGCATTATTATGAAATAAATATCTCGTCGAAACAACCAAATCTTACTTATTCAAAGTTAAACCCATCTAGTTTTTCTTCAAGTTATATGTATTTGCACGGCGTTATTCATAATAATATTGCAAACATTACAGATAATAACGATTCTATCGTTGGTGAAATGATTATTGAACATATACCAAAATCGTCATTCAATCATAAAGTGTACACGTGTTATCTATTAGAAAATATAGAAGAATCATATAACGATTTGGATAAGTTAATTACATTAACAAATTCAAATGGCGACGAACAAAATATTCGTATGAATTTGAATAATTTAGTTTATAAGCAAAAAAGATGTATACACTATATTTCTGGCAGTAATCACGTGTTTGTATTCTTGAATCCAATCTCTATAAATAAGCAGAGTGCATCGTATATACAGAATAATTTAGCTTTCCATACCCAATTATTTAACAAATTTACCCCCGAAGATATCACTATGGTAAATTTAGATAGATCACGATTTTATAAGGATAAAAAAAAGAACAATGAATCCTTTATTGGATCGCTATTCGACAATAAAAATGTAATTGAAGGAAATACGAATATGCAAGATATTTACATTGACTGTCAACCCGTAAATGAAAGCGATGAAACGGACACTGCATATTTAACTAAAATTATGAATAGTGAAGACGGATCTCAAGATCAATTAATGACATTTTACAAAATGGCCACCAATTTTTTATTATTTATTATTATTGCCATTGTGTGTAGGTTCTCAATACCAACCATTTATAAAATTATTATCCTTAATAATGTAATCAAGGGGTTTGACATACAAGAAGAAATAGAGTATAAAATGTATATCCGCATTGCAGACCTGATCTTGATCGGCATTGTCCTATTTCATTTATTTAATTTTTGGGGAATCGGTATGCAAGAGAACGGTTATCCCATATTTATTGTATTTTTCTTATTATTGTTAGCCGTAATGGTTTTTAGTTATTCTATTATTCAATTAAAGAAACTTGACGCTGAATTTATGACTGTTGATAAAAAGGGAGGTCCAATTTCAGTATATTATGATCCGGACAATGACAACACAGAGGAGTACAGCATATCGGATTTTTATGGATCATTTTTTGAAAAGCTGGCTAGACCTGCATTTAGGAGTGTGCCTGCTCTTATTTTTATTTCAATAATAGTATATTTCGCAAGTTTGATATTTATACCAAGCAAAGTAAGAGAACAATTGAGGGAGAAAAACTTATCATTCAGAGTACTCGGATTATTGAATTTTACGGTATTCACTCCATTAATCTATTTATCTTATATTGGTTCAAAATAATATACACTTTGGAACATTTAAAATTTTAAATAAATTTTTATATAAAATTTTTAATACAAGGACGCATTGTTTATTTCCTCAGCGACCGGTTTGAATTCACTGAATATGTAAGGAACGGTGTCGCTTTTACCGATAGGTGCCAATTCATCTATTATTTGTTCTTCCAATGTTGTCTTCATCGCAGGATTCATCGTTTCAATTTCTTTATCTCTGACCTTTTCACTAGGTGTATGTTTCACAATCACATCAGGACTCGCTATCTTACTACTTCTACGTATTAATTCATAAGCAACAAATATAAACAATACACCTACAACTGGGTGGACGTTCGCAAATAAATAAATAGTAACCACGAACAAAAGAATGAAAAAGAGGGGGGAATTTACAATCTGTTCTAGTGAACCAGGTGTATTAATTGGTATAATTATATATAATATAAATAGGATAGCTAAAGACATTTCTAAGGTTGACATTTTATTGAAGGAACTCGGCAGTTTCATTATATATATATTATACAATAGGTTTTTTTGTAAAGCTTAATAAAATTGATAATTCCTAAAGTATATAATGAGAATTATATACTTTCAAAAATGAAAAAGAAAAATGCACCCTTATTTATATTGACCGACGCCTACAAAGATTCTATTTGTGAAATCGCTTATATTGGTAAAAAAGGATATACCATTCCGAAAGCAAATTTACAAAAAGAGGATCTAGAATTTTTACAAAAGGATCTTTTTGTAAAACCTGAAATATTTGGAAATTATACTAATGACGATTCAACATCGTTTCCAGTTTATCGTGAAAATGATAAAAAAATATACATTCCTAGATTTTATGGTATAAATCGATATGGTAAACCATTAAATAATGACTTGACCTCGGGGGATGATATTCGGTTGGATTTCACTAAAACATTACGCGATTACCAAACAAATATCGTAAATATATATATCGATGCTGTAAATGTACCGATTTCTATTAGTAAAAAGAGTTGTTCGGGTTCTGGTGGTATATTAGAAGTACCGTGCGGTAAAGGTAAAACAGTAATGGCTTTGAAAATAATTTCTATGTTATCAAAAAAAACGTTGGTTATCGTACATAAAGAATTCTTGATGAATCAGTGGATAGACCGTATCGCAGAATTTTTGCCAGGAGCTCGCATTGGGAAAATTCAAGGAACAACATTTGATATTGAAAACAAAGATATTGTTATTGGTATGATACAAACTATGTATGACCGCAGTTATTCTGCTGATACATTTTCATCTTTCGGATTAACTATCATCGATGAAGTTCATAGAATAGGAAGTGAACAATTTTCTAAAACTTTATTCAAAACAATTACACCATATATGTTAGGGATTTCGGCAACATTAGAGAGAAAAGATAAATTAACAAAAATATTGCATATGTTTATTGGTGAAAAAGTATATGGCGAATCAAGACAGGCAGACGATCAAGTGTGTGTTCGTTCTATTAAATATATTTCTAAAGATAGCGAATTCAATGAAACCGAATTGGATTTTCGAGGAAAGCCGAAATACAGTACGATGATTACTAAATTATGCAAGTACGGACCGAGAAGTGATTTCATTGTTCAGTGTTTAAATGATATGCTGATTGAGTATCCGTCTTCGCAAATTATGGTGCTATGCCACAATCGATCATTACTTACCTATTTATTTGAATGCATCCAGCATAAAAATTTTGCAACAACTGGGTACTACGTTGGCGGAATGAAACAAAAAGATTTGCAAGAAACGGAAACCAAACAAATTGTATTGGCTACATATGCTATGGCGGCAGAAGCATTGGATATTAAAACACTGTCTATCTTATTTATGGTTACCCCTAAAACAGATATTACGCAATCGGTTGGACGAATTTTACGTGTGAAACACGAACATCCGATTGTAGTAGATATTGTAGATAATCACGATTTATTTCAGAATCAATGGAATAGTCGCAAACGATTTTATAAAAAGTGTAATTACAAAATTATTGGTAGCGATTCTATTCAATATTCCGGGAAAACTACAAACTGGAAAACAATTTATGAACCCAGTGATAAAAAGAAAGGAGACGAAGAAAATGAAAAAGACATACCTCCACCTGCCAAATGTTTAATCGACACTTCGATATTTGCAAATTTGAATATTTAGAGCAACGCGTATTTTACACCTTTTCTCATTTAAAACGCTCATTTTATTAAAATATATTATAATTTATAAAAATTACTACAAATAATATAAAATAATATGATACCAATTGTTTCAATAAAAATGTGATAAGGAAAATATGGATATATTTTTAGCATTTTTTCACAATTGTATTT